GTAAGTTTACCAATTTCAGAATTTAATTTAACGTTAGCTTCGATTTGCTCGTTCAATTTCTTGTTAAGCTCTTCGATTTTAGAAGCTTGATCTTCTAACACATCATATTTTTCGTCTGGAACATTAATGTAATGATCTTCAAATAATTTTTTAAGACCACTGATAAAGTCCTCAGCGATTTCACCTTTGATGCCTCGCTCAATAGCAAGTTCGTTTGATTTCATCCATTCCTCCACAACATAGTTTAGGTATGAATCTACTTTTTCAACTAGTTCTGCTTTTGTAGCATCAATATCTTCTTTAAGTTTTTTCTTGTAACTATCTTCGATTTTTTGTTTTTCTACTTTCAGTTTTGACTTGATAGCAGCTTCAAAAATAGTTGCAGCTTTTGCTTTAAATTCTTCAGTTAATTTTTCATCTCCGATTAATGCTTTCACATCATCAGAAACGTCAATAACTTCTTCTTTTTCAGTTTCTTCTACTTTTAACGTTTCGCCTGGAGTTGCGACTTTAGTAACACCAGCTTCTGTATCTGGTTTTTTACTAGCATCGACATCTGCAGCTTTTGCGTTTTGTGCATCAGAAACTTTTTTATTATTTTTTGTAGCGTCAGGATTGCTGTCAGTTGCTTTCACAACCGCTGCACCTAGGTCTTGAGCTTCATTAGAAAGCTTAGTAGGTTCAGCTGCTACAGCATTCTTTTTTGGAGCATCAGCAACAGTTTCTTCAACTATTGTTTCTGCTTTGACTTCTACTTGTTTTTCTGTAGCCATTTGAGAAATCTCCTTTTATATTAATTGCAATTAAAATATCTCTCTTTTAATAATGATATTTATAATTTGTTGATTTTCTATTATAATTTACTTAAAAAATCCTTGAATATACTAGCCTTTTTTTCAGCTAGTTCAAGTCTTTTTGTCTTAATTAATTCTTGTTTCCAATTTTCTACATCTTGTTCTACAAGAATACCATTGTTCCACACCCATTCTTTTGTTTCCATAATGCCTTCTACGAAAGCGTCTGGAGCAGATGGATCTGCCACAATGTCAGCGGCCGTTGCTAAGTAAAAATCTTCTCCTACAAAGTTTTGACCGTTTTTTTGTACTAAAGAACCCATACCTCTTGATGACACACCTAGTTTAGCGCCTTCATCAATAAGACTTTTTACAATCTTTCCATATGGAGTATCCATAATTTTTGCTTCACCTATGAAATTTTTTCCTTCTGGATACAACTTTTTAATCATATGTGATACTCTTTCTAAGTTCACAGTTGGTCCTTCTGGATGGCCTAATTCGCCAAATGCTCTATTTTGATTGATAAATTCTTTGTTATATCTTTTGACTTCTTTCATTAAAACACCACTTGGATAAACTCTACCATTACGGTTTTTAATGTCTGCTTGTAAGAATATTCCTTTTATTGAATAGTTTTTCTTACCGTCTTTTTCTTCTACGATATACGTAGCGTCGTTGATTTCTTCTCTTATAAGTTTCATAGTTCTCTCTCTTACTATTTATAATTATCTAAACTCTATTACTAAAGAATAGTTATCTCCGTTTGCAAAATTTTTAGTTGATAATAACACATCACCGTTTGGTGTTGTTGCATTATTTGGTATCTCATTTCCTGCTGTTCTAAAATCAAAAAATCCTTGACCTGAAAGTAACAAAGCTGTTGCGGCTGTTGCACCGTCCCACTTTAATTCAACGGCTGATTTAGAATTAGCTGTATTAACTGAATAATAAACTTTACTGATTTTTCTATTACCATCTTCTGTCATAAAAGTAGTATTTGAAGCATCTACTTTTAATACATTAGTTTCACCAGTACCATCAGATAGATTTGTAAGTTTTATTACAAATTTTACACCTGATGTATCAGTTATTGTTTGTGTTGTAACTACGTCTGCCATTAGTTTGTAAATCCTGTTTCTTTGTGACATTCTATAACAAGATTATAACTTGTTACATTACTGTCACTTGTTAGTAAAATATCGCCACTACCTGTTGATACACTTTTCTTTTTTGGTTCTCCAGGTTTTAAACCATAATTACCATTACCACTTATTTCTAAAATTGATTCTTCAGAATCAAAATTAAAATTTATTTTTCCTGTTCCTTTAACTTCAAAATAAACATTTGCTATAGATACTCTAGGTTCACTTGTTGCATTTAATAATTCAGAAGCATCTAATAATAATTGTTCCGTTTCATTACCTACACCACTGGCCTTTATTATAGTTTTAAAATTATCATCTACCAGTGTTGTAGTTGATATAGTCATAATATATATTATGCGTTTTCAGCAAAACCTATTTTTTGTAACGTTAATAAAATATATCCTGAAGCACTTACTGAAACAGCTTCTATATCACCACCTGATGCACCTGTGTTTGTAGCAGTATTTTTAATTACAGCTCCATAATAAGTATTTGATCCTGTTATATCAATTGCCTCAACATCAGCTGATGAACCTTTAAATTGTAATTGAACACGTCCTACAATACCGTGATTAATATGTGTGATATGTAATTTTGCACCGTTAGCGTGATCGCTCAAAGCACTTGCGTCAACAGCGGCCGCAGTCGTAGCAGAATCGTTGTCAAAGCTTAGTAATACTTTGGCGTGTGTTTTTGTATCAGATAAAATTTTTGTAAATGTTGCCATAGTTCCTTTAAACTCCTATTTGTTCTTTTATTTCTTTATCAAAATATTTTTCAATATCTTCTTTTTTTATATTACGAGATGCCACAACTTTTTCTATGGCTTTATCAAATCTTGTTAATACGTCTGTTTGTTCTTTTTCAATTAATCTATAAATCTCTTTAATAGCTTCTTTCATAACAGGCGTTAATTCGTTGTAGGATTTTGAATCCAAAATTTTAGTTTCTTTTAATATATTACTAACTTTGTTTTTCATTTACAACAGGTTCCGTTCTAGGTGCCGGGTCTGCAATTACAGGCTTAGGATCACTATGTGCTTCTGCTTCAATTTGTCCTTGAAATAATACACTAGCTAATTCTTTTCTTCTTGCCTCTAAAGCATCTCCAACCTTATCTCTCAAAGCATCTTTAAATGCCTCTCCAGCCTCAGCTGCTTGTCCTGATGACAATTTATCAATAAAATTTTTAACTTGTTCACTCATATTTTTTCTCCTATTATTATATTTATACTATAGTTTCACTTTTTTTAGGTGTTTCCGTACCGCCTAAAGAGTCCATTCCTGCAGGTTCGTAAGGTCCTTCTTTACGTATTTGTTTATCTAAATCTCTAATATCCTTTTCAGATTGTTTAAAAACAAATTTTCTAATGTATTCTTGTGAAAAATATTTACCCACATATTTTTCTAAACTATCAGCTAAAAGTACACGTTCTTTTAACATTTCAGTTTCTTTTAATTCAGCAAAATGACCGTCTTGTAAAAAATCATATTGAATATTTGCTTGTATTACTGGCCAATCTTCTATAGATATTACACCTTTTAATACTAATTGTGTTTTTAAAAAGTCATTAAATAGTTCAGTAAATTTCTTTCTTAATCTTTGAACAAACTTAGTAAACTTTAATTCATCTCTTGTAATTTCAGTAGAACGGCCCATACTAAAACCTGTAGCTGGTTCTAATCTACTTACAGGCACATTTAAAGAACGATAAAGTTTTCTTTGGAAATATTCTATGTCGGCCATTTCTCCTAAATTTTGGCCACCAGGTAAAGTAGTAATATCTGTTCCTCTTCCACCTTCTCTTGTTGGTAACCAATAATCTTCCAACATATTCATATAACTTCTGTCATCTCTTATTTCACCTGTATTAGCATCATAGACAAGTTTGTTTCTATAACGTGCCATTACATCTCTTAAATATTGTTCTGCCTTTTGTTTAGGTAAATTACCTACATCTATTTTAAAAATTCTTCTTTCAGGTGCTCTTGCTATACGATAGATAACAACAGCATCTTCAATCATACGTAATTGATTTACTGGTTTAATTGCCTTATGTAAATAAGACAAGATCATATTTTTATTTTGATCTACTAAACCTGATGAACAAAATGCAATTGTATCAGCCGCTATTCTTACACCTGAACCTGATGTTGAACCTGAAAGTGAAGATTATGGTTTTGAAATTGAGGAGCCTTCCTTGATACCAAAAAAAGTTTACAAAAAAGAACTTTATGAACTTCAA